CAGATCCTGTTCATCCAATAATATTCAGAGCCGAGCTCAAGATACTGCCCTCCTTGCGAAGTGATTAAACTCCCAAGGAGCTCCATGGATCTAAGACTCAACTGGGTTAACAGTGGTTCTGAAGGTCCCAGAGTGGCGATACCACCGTCGAATTAACTTACCTTGAGAAGTGTCTGGTTTATCCAGACCACTAGCTCTAGAATAAATGTTCTTCGGCAACGGTAACGAACCTAAGCGTTGTTCGAGATCTCGAATTTTCGCCCAGATTTCCTCAACCCCATCCCAGTCAAGAGATGGAGGAGAGATTTCCTCCAGTTCAGTACGTAGGTTTCGGTGATCTATGACCGTGTCCATGAAGGCCTCCCGGTATACCAATTCATTAAGAGCGTCTACTACCTCTAATGGGGTAGAGCGTTCAACACCCTTTGGTGTCTCAGTATGCCGGGTACCGTTGTTAGCAACGGTTAAATCTGGGTTTGGTATCTCTCCCATACCCGGTTTAGGGCTCCGTGGCACCGTACCATAGTGCTCGCGATCCCGATACACGGTCCCGAGTCGCTTTGCTTCCGTTATCAACGGTTGCAGAGCCTCAAGGGCTTCAAGAGCGAGTTTAACCTCGGTCTCAAAGAAGCGTGTAGCTAGATCACGAGCCCGTTCCACACTAAACTTAAAGAGAGTAGTCGCCGATTTCATCGGTAACCATCCCTTTAAGCCAGAGTAGGCAGGGCCACCTGGACCGTAGAACGTCAGTATGTAGTTACGGAGTCTCCGCGGTATCGCGAAGAGCGGTTTGGATGCATTTGCCTTTGCCTTATAGCCGTACCCTAAGACAGTTAGTAACTGTCCCAGAGTAAGACTATATGCACGTACAAGTTGTAGCAGTGCGGTTAGAGATAACCGAGCCGCTATGAACTCCGTGAACGGAACCATTGAGACGTTCACTCCTTTACGGAATGTCCGTTTCGCAAATTCCAAGCACTGGCCATTACGGGAAACCAGGGACTTGTGGTCCCCGATCCCGACATCCATCGCCTTCATGATCGCAAGATACTCCTTGGCCACACAAGAACGCGCTATGACTACGTCATCTCCCAAGATGGCGTAGCCTGCGTACCAACCCTCACCGATGGAGATTACACCCGCTCTGAGAGCGGCCCACTGAACGAACGCATGATGCACGAATGCAAGCATCGCCCATGATGACAGAGCACCCATTGGCTGTCCGGTCGTATAAGTAACGAACCCTTCCGGGCAGATGGTCTGTTTAGGACCACCTGGGAGTTTTATCTCCTTCGGACAAATATACTTCCGACCCACCATAAGGCAGCCCCACAGCTCCGCCCCCCATGCCGTTAGGAATGGGGATAAGAGGACCTTTTGAAGGGTCAACGGAATACGGTCTGTAGCTGAGCTCAGATCGAAACTATAAAGTGATGGGAGACGACCGTCAGCGTGACGGTTCCTCTCTTGCCACTCAAATAGTCGTTCAATCGGTAATAACTGGTTGAATGTTCCATCCTGTGGGATTTGCTCCAATAGGCCAAAGATTGCCCGATGAAGGGCATTCATGATCCATTGGGTCCATGGGTCGACCATTGCAAACACTCGTACCTTACCCGCTGGCTCTGGTTTGAATCCCAGTTTCCCGAGCCAATTGGTTGCCTCGAAAGGACAAGCCGGGCCCTGCGAGCTGAGCGGAAGGGAGTCCTCCCATACCCACAGTTCCTTGGCCCAGGTCTCAATCCTGTTAAGTACCCAAACGTTTCCAGTCATCTTACACCAGTTTTGCAAAACTGAGTATAAAGGTGAGTGGAGCCACGTGTAAGCACTCGCGAGGATAGCCGCCGGCGACGTATTCTGAGCCCCTACGGACTCATTATGCGGCCGAAGACTAGGACCAGACTTAGAGATCAGGAAGGGTTTGGCACGAAGCTTCTTCATAAACTCCAATGGACCTTCCCCCTCTTCTGACCAAAGCGCCTCGGTCACTGTGCCCTCTCCAGGGTACAGTTTCTTTAGAACTTTGACGAGATGAGTTAGTACAAATTGACTAAATTGGTACGGTAAGGTAGGATCCATTCGAGACCCATCCGTAATCGACCCCAGCTTTACTTTCCCGGGGAACTCCATGACCCTATAAAGGCCAAAGAGTGTCATCCAGAATCGTATCGTCCAAGTCGATCCGGAGCGGATCTGAGCTCTGTGAAGGGCTGGAATTAATGAAGGTAGTCCACTGTGCGTTCGACCGACTCTAGCCCCGAAAGGCGTTAAGTCGTGGAGGCGTTGCCCACCCACCACCTGCTGGAGCATAGAAGTGCAAGCCTTCAAGTAAATTACAAGAAATTTTACACCTCCATGTTTGTACAGCCGGTGATAGGTTGCAACCGTAGTGATCACCACCTTAACCACTGATAGGTTTACTCTCCGTCCCAGCAGGCCAACACACCCGAGGATGTGATTGACCGCTGGACGCCCAAGTTTTACCTTGAGCATGGCACTAAGAGACGCTGCCGATTGTAGCAGTCGAGTATACGCCCGACCAAGCGTTCGCTTGATTAGGTTAGTTGTCACGGCTGTTACTTTCAATAGCACTCTTAGACTTCGGTTTCCACTTTCGTGGGCCGCAGCCAGCCTTGGAAGGCTTTGGTGAGTGAAACCAATCAGGCTTCCGATGGCTAATCATGTCATCGAAAGGTTGACCCCGAAAGCTTCACTATAGGAGCGACACCCTGGTCCTCAGCTTGGGCTACTAACCCTCGCCTTGAAACCAGCAATTGGTCCTCCTGAGGCTTCTCATCTAATCCGACATCCCTTGCGGGGACCGGCCACGAGCTCACCCCAGGTTACAGGATTATTAGTCCCAGGTCATCCACTAGAATGGCCAGAGTGTCTAACGGATTCGACATCAGTTGGGGTTCACCCTAAACTGTTAGTCCGAACCTCCGGTATGACAGCGGGTTCTAAACCGCTGCTGTAACCTTCGGGATTACCGAACTCAGCTCTCTGACCCCCTATAGTTGGCCTTCACTTCAGGACTACTGAAATCCGGACTCTTAAGTCCTTCTTAAGAACAGTAACCCCTATCTTCCTTCCGACGGAGACCTCCATCGGACCTGCCACAGCGCAAGTTCAAGGATACTTTCTCCCTAGGGCGGGGGGTGTGAGCCCACGCTTGCTAGTCCCCCAAGCGAATGGGGCGGATCATCCTTTCCTCTTAGTCTACGCTGTGTCCAAATGGGCACTTCGGGTGTAAACCTACTCAGATGCACGAGATTTGACTCTAGCGCTTCCAAGCAGGCCACACTACAATGTGGCTTTCTTGTAAGCGGAGGCCTTGCGGCC